GGGACGTGTCTACGGCTGTTTGGGTTACACCTACGACAGAATACTTTAGCGTTAATGCTCAGGAAGCCTCCCCATCTGGGTTCGTCTTCAAATCAGATGGCACCAAGATGTATATTATTGGTAGTGGTGGCGACGATGTAAACGAATATGACTTAAGCACCGCTTGGGACATAAGTACTGCATCTTATCTTCAGAGATTTAGCGTTGCTGCTCAGGAAAACAACCCACAAGGCATCTTCTTCAAGCCCGACGGAACCAAGATGTATGTCATTGGAAGAGCTGGTGATGATGTTAACGAGTATGACTTAAGCACTGCTTGGGACGTAAGCACTTCATCTTATCTTCAGAACTTTTACGTTGGTTTTCAGGAATTTAACCCAACAGACATCTTCTTTAAACCAGATGGCACCAAGATGTATATTACTGGTTATACTGGTGACGATGTAAACGAGTATGACTTAAGCACCGCTTGGGACATAACTACTGCAGCTTATCTTCAGAACTTTAGCGTTGCTGCTCAGGACACAAACCCACAAGACATCTTCTTTAAACCAGATGGCACCAAGATGTATGTCATTGGAACTACTAATGACTATGTAAACGAGTATAACTTAAGCACCGCTTGGGACATAAGTACTGCATCTTATCTTCAGAACTTTAGCGTTAATGCTCAGGAAGACACCCCAACAGGCATCTTCTTTAAACCAGATGGCACTAAGATGTATGTCACTGGAAATGGTGGCGATGCAGTTTACTCATATGACCTATAGGAGCGTCTATGTACATCCACATCATTGACGGTCAACCCAAGACCTACACGACCGGGGCACTGCTGCGCGATCATCCGAACGTCAGCTTCCCGCGCGACATTACCGACGACATTTTCCAGCAATATCAGGTCTACAAAGTCAAGCAGAACCCTGCTCCTGAAGCTGATAGCAAAACCCATAGGCACACTCAGAGTGTTGAACTGATCGACAGTGAGTGGACGCAGGTCTGGGACACAGTCGAATTACCTCTGGGACAAGCGTCTGATAACGTCCGCGCCCACCGCGACCACCTTCTGGCTGAGACCGACTGGACAGCACTTGTGGACGGCACCCTTTCCACAGCGATGGCCGCCTACCGCCAAGCCCTACGTGATGTGCCGACGCAAGAGGGGTTTCCCTACGCTGTGACGTGGCCAAGTAAACCCTGATGCTGGGCTTTGCGCCACTAGCCTCTGGACCGCTGGCCGATGATGGGATCAATATTAATCTTGCTGGTGTACTTGCTGGTGTAACAGCAACGGGTGCTGTAGGTACTTTAGCGGCTACAGGAGCAGCAAACACCGCATTAACCGGCGTAGCAGCTACAGGTGCTGTGGGCACTATTGTAGCTTCCGTGCCTGTTAGTGTAACTTTAACTGGTGTAGCAGCTACAGGCGCTGTAGGCACACTATCTGCTACAGGAGCAGCAAACACTACTCTAACTGGCGTAACAGCTACAGGCGCTGTGGGCACAATAACTGCTGGTATATCGGCAAACATCACACTAACAGGTGTAACAGCTACAGGTGCTGTGGGCACTCTAGCTGCTACAAAAGCAGCAAACACTACGCTAACAGGCGTTACTGCTACAGGTGCAGTAGGTACGCTAATTGCTAACATATCAGCAAACACTACGCTAACGGGTGTAGCAGCAACTGGTGCAGCAGGCACTGTGACTGCTACAGGAGCCGCAAACACTACCTTAACTAGTGTAACAGCAACTGGTGCTGTAGGTACTCTAGCTGTTACACTATCAGCAAACATTGCACTAACTGGTGTGACAGCTATTGGCGCTGTAGGCACACTGATTGCTACAGGAGCAGCAAACACTACGCTAACTGGTGTAACAGCGACAAGTGCTGTAGGCACTGTAACTACTACAAATATTATCTTTGACTTTGAATCTGTAAAGGCTTTATTTGATAAAAACAGAGTAGCCTATGTAAGACGTGACAGTACAGAGTTCGAGCGTACAGCTCATGTCATGTTTGAGAACAGAACAATATATATTAAGCGTACTAGTACTCAGTATGATCGTACAGCAATAAGTGGAAGAAATTAATGGCACTACGTTGGCCTGTAAAAGACCCCGATGAGACTCTAGATTATAGTGTAGACTGGTCCCGTTTTCTCGGTTCTGGCATCGCTATATCAGCAGTTACGTGGTATGTAAAAACACCGGATCAAGCTAAAGTGGACTTAGAGGCTGGTGAGACTTTGACTACCGCTTCAGGTGGAGCTGTCACTGACAGCATTCAGAATGTATCTCAGACTAACACAGACACTGTTGCCACTATCAATCTCGGCGGTGGGGTAGTTAATACAGAGTATATATTCTACTGCTCTATAACTGATACCTCCGGCAGCGTAGCTGAACGCAGTGTAAAAATAGCAGTGAGAGAGAAGTAATGGCTGACTATAATTATCTCGGCTTAGTAAACAACATTAATAGAAGACTTAATGAAGTAGAGCTGACCTCTACTAATTTCTCTACAGCTGTAGGCTGGTATTCTCAATGTCAAGATGCAGTTAATGCAGCCATTAGAGATATTAATCAGCAACAGTATGAGTGGCCTTTTAATCATGTAGAACAGACTGATACTCTTGTAGCTGGTACTACTAGATACCCGATCCCTTCTGATTGTAAAACTATTGATTTTGACTCATTTAGAATTAAAGAAGATACAACTATTGGCAACGACACTATTCGATTGGGTGTGGCTACATATGAAGACTATCTAAAAAGAAGAGTAGATCAAGAGTACACAAGTAGTACTACTAAGAGAGACCTGCCTAAGTTTGTGTTTCAAGCTCCGTCTCTAGAGTATGGTGTAACGCCAGCTCCAGACGCAGCTTATGAGCTAGTATATGAGTACTACTGTTTGCCAGTAGACTTAGAGCTGTTTAGTGATGTCCCGTCTATACCGGAACAATTCCGTTATGTTATAGTTGATGGTGCTATGTATCATGCCTACTTGTTCAGAGGTAACTCACAAGATGCAAGCATAGCTTATCAGAAGTTTCAAAGCGGTATTAAGTCTATGAGAAGTATACTAATTAATAGGTTTGTGTATGTAACATCGGGAATGGTATCTCGTAGTAGCATCACTGGCTCTAGTCTCGGTAGCGCCTTCGCTACTGCGGGATCTGTATCGGATGGCTTTTAATGGCTGAAGACGGCTGGAAAACTTACCCTATTGAGTTCAGAGGGGGGCTGGTTAGCAATCTTAGTTTGCTACAGCAGGGCATTAATGCGCCCGGATCAGCCCGTATTCTAAAGAACTTTGAACCCTCTATTCAGGGCGGGTACAGACGTGTCTTAGGCTATGCTAAATACGACAGTAACATAATCCCTCCGTATGGGGCTCCTGTTGTACACGGGGCTAGTCAGACAGGTACTACACTTGTAATAGCATCTATACACTATACGCCAGAAGCTGGTGATACTTTTACTATAGCAGGCGTGACTGGCACGTACACTATTGATACAGCGGGTGTGTCTTACGATAGCACTAATAAGAGGGCTACATTAACCTTAACTACATCTCTTGACAGCAGTCCAGCTAATGCTGCTGCTGTTACATTTGTAACTACGACTACGGATCATACTATTTTAGGAGTTCACATTGAAGACACTTATGTCTTAGTAGCTAGAAATGCTAGTATGTTTAAGACTACAGGTAGCGGTTATACCTACCTAAACGTACCGTCTTATGGTACTGTACTTGTAGCTGGGGGCTCTCAAACAGGCACTAGTTTAGCAGTAGATGCCCTAACAGCCGCCCCTCAAGCAGGTGACACTTTCTCAATTGATAGTGTTGATCTCATTTATACAGTTACAGCAGATGCTACACTAGCTGGTGATGCTGCAACTTTGACTATAAATCCCGCACTAGATAGTAGCCCTGCAGATAATGCAGCTATTACTTTCCTCTCTAACGACAGAAGCAGTGCAGGAAGACGGAGATTTGCAAGATATAACTTCTCTAATGCAGATGAAGTTGTCTTTGTAGACGGTACAAATGAGCCTGCTACATATGATGGCACTACTTATACCGTGTTGGACTCTGCTCCGGCAGATGTTATTGGTGCCTCTTACGTTACTAATTACAAGAACACTATATTCTACGGCAAAGGCCCTAACTTAATTCACACAGCACCTTACAGCGTGTCTGACTTCACTGCAACTTCGGGCGGAGGTCTAATTAATGTAGGCGACACTATAACTGGGCTAGTTGTATTCAGAGATAATTTGTTTATTTTCACTGAAACATCTATTTTTAATCTTACGGGAAGCACTATAGCAGATTATACACTTAGACCTGTAACTAGAGACATAGGGTGTTTGTATGGTGATACTATTCAAGAAGTAGGGACAGACGTTATGTTCTTAGCCCCTGACGGTATTAGACTACTGAGTGCTACTGACAGAGTGGGGGACTTTAATTTAGGCGTAGTGTCTAAAGTTATACAGCCAGAATTTGCTAGTTTCATCAATGCTGGCAATCACTTCACATCTACAGTAATCAGAGGCAAAAGTCAATACAGACTATTCAGCCACACTGCTGGTACAGCTCAATCTGCATCTAGAGGTATTATAGGTGCCCAACTACAGGGCGAAGAGGGGGCTGTCTTTGCTTTTTCTGAGCTTGTAGGCATCAAAGTCTATTCTGCAGACAGCTTTTACATTAATGATATTGAGTATGTGCTATTTGGCAATGAGGACGGGTACTTATATAGAATGGAAAGTGGAAACAGCTTTGACGGCTCAAACATAGCAGCAGTCTTTGCAACTCCTCATATGCCCTTTGAAGACCCCCGAATCCGAAAGACTTTCTACAGAGCAGTCTTCTATCTTGATCCCGAAGGCTCTGTGTCTTTTGACCTCAACTTAAAGCTAGACTTTGAAGGGACTACAATAATACAACCCAACACTATAACTGTTAGTAGCACAGCAGGTTCCGCAGCTCAAGCTGTGTTTGGGGAAGCTATATTCGGCACTGCTGTATTCGGTGCGTCGAACTACGAAGCTACACTGGCAACTCATCTCATAGGCTCAGGTTACACGGGCTCTTTTTATCTAGAGACTAACGATATGAATCCTCCGTTTGCACTAGATTCTCTGACTATCGAATACGCAACACACTCAAGAAGGTAAATTTAATGGGTACGGGCTACATCAGAAACGACACTTCTAATAACATAGCCTCCGGTAATATTGTAACTGCGGCTGACTTTGATGGCGAATACGATGCTATTGAGGCGGCTTTTAACGCTACTACTGGACACACGCATGATGGTACTGCGTCTGAAGGGGCACCTATAACCCAACTCGGGCCAGCTCAAGACTTCATTGCATCAGCTACTGAGATTAAAGCTAAGACTACTAACACTCTAGACATCGGTACTAGCGGTGTACAGTTTAAAGATATGTATCTAGACGGGTTGGCTTACATCGACGGCTTCGGTGAGAGCACTCTTTTCGCTACGACTACTAAAGTTCAATTCCGTGACACAGGCTTGTATATTAACTCAAGTGTAGACGGCCAGCTCGATATTGTTGGTGACACTGAAGTTCAAGTTGCAGCTCCTACTATTGATCTAGATGCTTCAACCGCTGCTACACTAGATACAGCACTGTTCACTCTCACTGCAACTACGCTAGATATTGATGCTGCCACTGCTGTGACTATTGACACTGCTAACATCACTGTGACTGGTGCTGTAGCTCTAGTAGGCGCTGTAAACGTAACTGGCGATTTAGATGTAGATAATCTAACACTAAACGGCAACACTATTGTAAGCTCAAACACTAACGGTGATATTAACCTTACGCCAAACGGCACGGGCACTGTTGTAATCAGCAAGACAGACATTAATGACGGCACTCTAGATAGTGTAGTCATTGGTGGGGCTAGCGCTGCTGCTGCTACTGTTACTGATCTTACTGCTAGCGGCACAGTCACCTTTACTGGTGCTACTGTGGCAGATGGCGGCGCAGTGACTACTGTAGACATTAACGGGGGTACTGTTGATGGCACGATTATTGGTGGGGCTAGTGCTGCAGCGGGTACGTTCACTAATATAGCTGGTACAAGTATACAACTAAGCGACACCACCAGCTCTGTGCAGATAACATCAACAGATGCCACAGGCGCTGGTCCTTACATATATCTGACGCATGACAGCGCCTCAACCGCCGATGGCGATGAGACGGGAGAGATATTCTTCCGAGGTAGGGACTCTGCCAACAACATTACCACCTACTCACGGATTAGAGGTATATCGAGTGATGTAACCGATGGTACCGAAGACGGTTCTCTGCTTTTCTACAATACGACTGCTGGTGTCGATAATATAGACCTTAGACTAACTAATGGTGGTGTAACGCTAGCTTATCTGGGCGACACCAAACTGGTGACATCTGCTACTGGTGTGACTGTCACGGGTGAAGTGGCAGCCACCACAATAGACGCTACCAACATTGAAGTCACGACCCTCAAAGCCAAAGACGGCACATCCGCAGGCAGCATTGCAGACACAACTGGTGTCGTAACTATCGCTAGCGCAGTGTTGACTACTGCTGACATTAACGGTGGTACGGCTGATGCTGTGACTATCGGTGGGACTACACCCGCTGTTGGTACGTTCTCAACTGCTAATGCTACTACTGTAGACACTACCAACATTGAAGTCACTACCCTCAAAGCCAAAGACGGCACGTCCGCAGGCAGTATCGCAGACACTACTGGTGTTGTCACGCTAGCTAGCTCCGTACTAACTACTGCTGACATTAACGGCGGTACAGCAGACGGCGTAGTGATTGGTGGGGCATCTGCTGCTGCTGCCACCTTTACAGACATCACTGGAAGTGGTACAATTACATTTACAGGTGCAACTGTAGCAAACGGTGGTACAGTAACTACTGTAGACATCAACGGCGGTACTATTGACGGTGCTGTTATTGGTGGCGCTTCTGCTGCTGCAATCACAGGCACGACAGTTAACGGCACTACTATTACAGCTAGTACAGGCTTCAGTGGTGACGGCGGGTCTATTACAGGCATGTCTGCTACACAGCTAACTTCAGGCACAGTGCCAGCAGCTAGACTAAGCGAAGCTACAGCAGCTAACATTCATGCGGGTGCAGCTAATGTGCTTATTACACCTGCTGTGATGGAAACAGCTTCTGAAGAGGTGACTCTCACGGATGCAGCTACTATTGCAGTAGACTGGTCTACCTTCCTAACTGGTGTTGTTACACTCGGGGGAAACCGCACACTCGGTGCCCCTACTAATGCAGAGCCCGGTACGTGGCGCACTATTCGAGTTGTGCAGGACGGCACGGGTTCACGCACGCTAGCTTACAACGCTGTGTATTTGACGGCAGACAACGAGACTATTACCCTGTCAACAGGTGCTGGAAGCAAAGACACACTCTATATATACTGTGAAACAACGTCGTTGTTCCACGTCTCCGCCGCCTATAATTGGAGCTAATTATGCACTGGTTCACCATAGAGAACAACACTCCGGTCCAACATCGCCCCGGCAAGATGATCGTCATGCCGGACGGGTCGAAGCAGCCCCACAACATCACGTCGCTCTGGAGCGCAGCCGACCTCCTCGCGGCGGGGGTGTACGAGGGAGTCCCAGCAGCAGTTCCGGATGGCCAGCGTGTCACCGCCCGCGAGTGGACGTGGACCGGCAGCGCGGTTGAGGAGGCTATCACCACTGAGGCCCTGCCGCCAGAACCCACAAAGCAAGAGAAATTCACCCGACGTGTCAATAGTGGAGATGCTATGCTTGAAGCTATTATTGCAGGTTTAGCTGACATGCGCGGTGAGTCCGTCGGAGATACGGAAATGTGGCTGCAGGGACTGCTGTAATATGCAATTTAATAACTTTCCACCGGGTGCAGCATCAGTTGGTTACGGCCCTCCTGTATCTGTAACCTACATCGACCACAGCGGGTCTTCGTCGAACCCCTCTAACCCGGTTACGTTGTCTGGAGTATCTCTCGGCACTGCCACTACATACAGATGGATAGTGCTTATACTACATTGGGAGCAGAACTCTGGCACTGCGGGAATAGACAGCATAACTTTAGGGGGGCAAAGCCCCGATCATCAAATTGATTCTCTAAATGGTGATATGGGTACTGTTATTGCAGCTTTCTCCTACCCCACAGGAACAACTGCCAATATTGTAGTTGACTTTACAAATACAGATGTTGGCCGTATGGAGGTTGGCCGTTGGAATATCACTAAAGATAAACCGCTCGATTTGTATGCGTCAGACACAGATAATACATTAGGCACAGCCACTATAACTGCGTCTCCTTTTTGTCCTGCTGGCAGTGTCTGTATTGCGGGCGCGACCAGTGAGTGGAGCATGTCGTCCTACACAGGGCTTGCCACTGAAGACTATTCGGACAGTATAGCAGGCGATGTTAGCACACACGCCAAAGGCTCTTCCGAAGCGTTTACTGTCTCAGAAACGCCGTCAATAACAGCACAACGAAGCGGTGGTGGGTCTATTACTATAGCTGCTGCCTCTTTCCGATAAGAGAGAACATAATAATATGGCACAACAAGAAAACCAGCCAGCGGACTTCACACTAGAGCGTATCAGGAGAGTTGAGACTTCCGTAGATAATATATCAACTAGAGTGCAAAAAATAGAACTAGTTAATGCTGTAGCTCACGAAGATAGCGACAACACTAAACGCTACTTCGACATGAAGTTCACTGCTATTGAAAAGCAGTTGAAGACTCTATGTGAAAGTAACGTAAGGTCCAGTGAAGCATCTAAAGCAAACTATAAGAAACTCATGTGGATTGTAGTAACAATTCTAGTTACAGGAGTAGCTCAGTGGGTGCTAGCTGGAGGCCTAACTACGTTAGCGCTTGTAAATTAAAGGTAAGCATAAGTGAATAATAACATAACTTTTAAACCCGAGGCTATGCAGAATAAGATTGCACCAGCACTCGGATACAAAGGCCCGTATGATGAAGCTTCTTTTCAGAAGTTTCTACAGGATAATCCTGAGACGTCTCAGAAATATGAACAGTATAAGACTAAAGCATACGCTATGGCCAAAGGCGGTTATGTAAGAAAATATGATGAGGGTGGTGTTGTAACTAATACTAATAACACTACAGCTAACAGCGTAGACTTAGGCACAATAGAAGAGAGCAGACTTGCTGGTGAGTTGCCTGCTGCAGCTGTAACAACCCCTACAGCTATTCCAGACAGCACTGGCAACATAGCCACTGGCACGGGTCAAGTAACTAATCCAGCCCTGCCAATCTCTACTACTACTGCTAACACAGCACAAGCTGCAAATACTACTCAGCCAGACACAGCGACTACGGAACCTCAGTACGTCACTCCTGAAGTACAGACAGCTCTCAATGATGTGAACGCTGAGCAGGGCATTGTAACTGCACAGATTGATGCTGCTCAACAGGGCCAGTCATCTGTGTCTCAGCTAGAGTCCGTAGTAGGTGAGGGTATCTATCTCAACAATGAGATTACTAGAGAACTTCAGGCTGGTGAGATTATTGATGGTGTAGCTAATGCTGAGAAGGCTGCTGCATTCACAGCTTCAGTACAAGCAGCTACTGCTGACCCGAGCCGTCAGGCTACTGTTAAAGGCCAGCTAGAAGACCTGTATGATGACTTTGATGGAGTGAACCCGCCAGCGTGGGCTGCTGGAGCTATGCGTGCTGCGACAGCTGCTATGGCTTCTAGAGGCCTACTAGCTTCCAGTCTTGCAGGTCAAGCTGTAGTACAGGCAACTATGGAGGCCGCCCTTCCTATTGCACAGCAGGACGCTAGTGTCTTTGGTCAGTTCGAGCTTACTAATCTCAGTAATAGACAACAGAGATCAATGCTAGCTGCCCAACAGAGAGCAGCCTTTATTGGTCAGGAGTTCGATCAAGCTTTCCAGTCTAGAGTTGCTAACGCTGCTCGTGTAGCTGATGTAGCCAATCTTAACTTCACAGCTGACCAACAGATACAGCTTGAGAACTCTCGTATAGCTAACACTATGAACTTGCAGAATATTAATAGCAAGCAGGCTCTAGTGATGGCTGAAGCTGCTGCACTATCTAACTTAGACCTGTCTAACCTTAACAATAGACAACAGTCTGCAGTTCAGAACGCTCAGAACTTCTTGCAGATGGACTTAGCTAATCTTAGTGCCAGACAGCAGACAGCTATCTTTGAGGCTCAATCTGTGGTACAATCTCTGTTTACAGATGCAGCTGCAGCTAACGCCTCTGAACAGTTCAATGCTACTAGTGAGAACCAGACTAATCAGTTCTTTGCTAGTCTAGACAGTCAAGTAAGGCAATTCAATGCAGCACAATCTAATGCTATTGAGCAGTTCAATGCTGGACAAGACAATGCTACCAATCAGTTTGCTCTATCTCTACAGAATCAGAGAGAACAGTTCAACTCTCAAAATGAACTAGTCATTGCACAGTCTAACGCTCAGTGGCGTAGACAGATTGCAACTGCAGATACTGCGGCTATTAACAGAGCTAATGAAGTCAACGCTGCTGCAGCTCTCGGTATCTCAACACAAGCTTATGACAATGTACAACAGTATATGAGAGATATTGTCTTTAAGGCTATTCAGTCTCAAGAAAACGCTCTAGATAGAGAGCAGAGAATTGCTTCAGCTATCTTTCAAGCTAATTCTGCTGCATCCCTACAGAAGCAGCAGCTTGATGCTACAGCAGACGGTAACTTGCTTGCTAACATTGCTACAGGTGTCGGCGGCTTCTTAAACTTCGCAGGCACAGAGTCTGGTGGGAGTATTGTTAGAAGTGTTTTCGGTTCTATCTTCGGCTAATACATAAGAAAGACATAACATTATGGTACTACCAGTAAAAAACATTTACATGTCTGCAGTGAATAGGCTTGCTGAAAGTGAGAAGCCTTCTGTAGAGCCTACTAAGATGGCTCACGGGGGTTTAATGAAGCCGTCAACTAAACAGGCCTCTAGTAATAAGTCTAACAGCGCTGATACAACATTTGCCTACTTTGCAAAACTTAATACAGACATGAGAAACAATAGAAAGAGCACAAAGGCTTAATATAATGGAAGATGATGTAGCTAACTTCTCTGACATGCCCGTTCCGGGCCAGAGCCTGACTGGTAAGTTGGGTGAGAAAGCATATGAGAGACCTCCAGAGAAGCCTACTGTAGATGAAAATCTAAGCTTCTATGTAGAGAGTCTTCTTAATCCAGAAATCATACCTAAGCTGGCAGCTAATCTGGACAGAGGCCGTACAGTATCAGACTTTGCTGAGGCTGTCATTACTAGCGGCGTAGCTAGTGGTAGGCACACTATTGATGTGGGCGTACTAGTTCTGCCTGTGGTAATGGAGATAGTGGCTTATGTTGGTGAGCTTTATGATATTGACTATGATATGGGGCTTAAAGCTAAAAGTGCAGAATCAGAAGACCACTTTATGGAGGTCGCTAAGAAGCGTTTGCAAGAAGATGAGGCTGCAGACTTTGAAGATGATGACACTTCAGCTTTCACTGACTTCATGCCAGAAGACGAAGGTGAAGATATGCCTATTGAAGAAGAAGCACCGGATGCTCCGGCTATTCCGACTACAGGATTAATGGGAAGGGGAGTATAAGCTATGGCTGGATGGGGTCAAATAGGCGCTGCTATCTTTGCAGGTGCGGGTACTGGTCTGGCAGATGCTGCTAAGAATCAAGACAAGCGTATTGATAAAGAGAGAGAGAAATACGAAGCTCAGGCTGAGGCTGCCAGACGGCAGGCAGAGGAGAATAAAGGCAGATACACTAAGCAAGTTGGCGATTTCGCAAGTAGAATGAAGCAGATATCTTCTGTGCTTTTGGATGTTGATAACGGTATAGATAAGAAAACTGCAGATAAGCTAGCGTACAATCTAGTCAGAATACACGGTCTGGATAATAATAGCTTCAGTAACCTACAAAGTCTGATTATAACAGCCAAAAGAGACGGCGGCTCTCTATATACTGCTGAAGCTTTGCAGCTAGCACTTGATCCAGACACAGCTTTTAACTTAGATGATGTGGCTACTTCTCTTGTACCGTCTTATGAGGGCTATGACAAGCGGAAGCCTGCTGACTCTTCTTACACTATGCCGTGGCTGTTTGGGGGCGGTAAGCCTAAGTCACTAGAAACTGCAGCTAGAACTGCGGATGCTAATGCTTCGGGTCTTATGTCACCTAAAGATGTAGATGACTCGGGCTATCAAAAGATTGATATTGCACCACCAGTTACACTTACTAAAGACGCTAGAGAGAGGGCAGAAGGCGGTAGTAACGGCCCCTCAAAAGACTATAATGACACTGTTAAATATAACCTAAAACAAGCTTTTAACTATCCTTCAAAGTGGTTGGGGTCTAGTGTTAGTGAAACTCTCCGAAACTTAGCGACAAATACAGGTGGGGGAACAGTAAACAATGCATCACAAATATATGAACTTCAAGATACTTTTTTCTCGCATCGAAAGAATACGCCTGTATACAAGTCAAAACAAGCTGAAGGTGCGTGGCGCGGCTATTTTACGGAGCTAGCTGAGACATCGGGTAAGTCTACACTAGACGTAAAAAGATTAGAAGAGAGTTATAATTGGAGGGC